AAGGGCAATTCCAAGAGCTACAAGAAAGCGCACGGGACTAAACTGAAATTCTATAACAAGCGGTCAGAGGCTTACTGGCTGTTTCGTGAAGCGCTGGATCCGGAGCAACCTGATGGCAGCCGGATATCAATGCCGAATGACCCTGAGTTATTTGCTGATTTAACGTCAGTTGCTTTTGAAGTCACCCCGTCAGGGATAAAGGTAACGCGCAAAGAGGATTTAGTGAAAGCCTTGGGGCGCAGTCCGGACTGTGGTGATGCGGTGGTGATGAACTGGTCAGCCGGAGAAGTCCCGTTAGGTGGTGATGAATATTGGCGTAAAGACCAGCAATCAAGTAAAGTCGGCAAGAAGTCGGGCGGGCTTAAAGTAAACACTGGAAACCGAGGCGCACGGAGACAGCGGTAATGTTCTTAGGAATGATCGGAAATTTGAAAAAGAAAGGCCGCACTGGAAGCGATGGCGGGTTTCTTGGCTTGAAGCGGAATAAGATGGCAGGCAGCAACAGTATCGCTGCTAAGATAAAGCGTCGGCTTGACAAAGAAAAAGCAAAAAAAGAGACTGCGGGTGACAAGAAATACCTGGAATGGACAGGGCGTAAGCCCAGCAGATTAGGAGATACACAATGAGTCTTAAACGTCTTGTAAAACGGGTAGCAAAAACGCTGACCCCTAAGCCGCTGCGAAGGATAGTTGACAAGTCATTAGAGTCATTTCTGGACCCTAAAGCCGGACTGAAAGATGCTAAACGAGTCGGCAAGAGCATAGTCCGCGCCCCTGGCAAATGGGTGAAGCCCAAGATGCCGGAACAGACTAAAGCGACTGTTTTCCAGCAAGAGGATGAAGAACGCACAAAGCAAAGGGTCAGGTCAAGGACAGCAGCCCGGCGTGGCGCCCGGTCCTCGTCCATGTTGTCTGACGATTTAGGAGGCTGATATGGCTTTCATACCCCCGATTTTAGCGGCTGTTGGTTCGTTTCTTGCTCCGGCTGTGGGGGTGGGTACGGCTGCTGCTGGCGGCACCACTGCTGCAAGCGTACTCGGTGCTGCCGGAACACAGGCAGCGATTGGTGCCGGTACGTCTTTAGCTGCGGCTAAAATGATGGCACCTAAAATGCCTCAGTCTGATACCAAAGCCCCCATAGCGATGCCGGACGAACAAGCATTGAAAATGTCAGCCCAGCGAGAATTGTCCCAGCGCAAAGGTTCACGCTCCAGCAGTATTCTCACGACTGATAAAGAGACAAAACTCGGCTAATGGGCAATCTCAATGTCGATATAAAGAGCCTTGTTTCTCACGGCAACAAACTGCATGACCGGGGTTCATTACTGCGGTTGTGGCAGGACATAGCTGACCAGTTCTATGTTGAGAGAGCAGATTTTACTAATTCCCGTTATTTGGGGCAGGAATTTGCTGACCACCTGTATTCCAGTTATCCGCTGATAGTCCGGCGTGAGCTGGCAAACTCGTTTTCCGGAATGCTTCGACCGACCAATATTCACTGGTTCAAGCAGGGTATTCAGGACGAAAAGAAATTAACCGTACACGGCAGGCGCTGGCTAGAAGAAAAGACCGAGATACAGCGCAAGGCTATGTATTCCTATGGATCTGGATTTAACCGGGCGACCAAGGAAGCTGACAACGATTTTGCCGCTTTCGGGCAGTGTGTGATTACAACTGAAATGGACTGGCGCCGCCCCGGCCTGCTGTATCGTAACTGGCATCTGCGTGATGTAGCGTGGGATGAGCGATACGACGGGACGATTGGGGCTATCTTCAGGAAGTGGACACCTACTCTGCGGCAGATTGATTCGCAGTTTGGCCGGAAAGTGCTGCATGAGTCCTTACAGACAGTGGAGGACCGTAGCCAGAAAATGAATTGCTACGTGATAACCATTCCGACCGAAGATTACGACTACAAATTCAAACAGCCTTATGCACAGATAATTGTGGATATGGATAATGCACACAATATGGTCGAAACCCCGCAGTGGGTGTCGGGCTACACGATTCCTCGCTGGCAGACTGTTTCTGGTTCTCAGTATGCGTATTCCCCCGCTACTGTGGCCGGATTGCCTGATGCGAGGCTTTTACAGGCAGTGACAGTGACATTGCTGGAAGCGGGCGAAATGTCCACCCGACCGCCGATGATAGCGGTGCAGGAAGCCATTCGCAGCGATATCCAGTTGTATGCCGGTGGCATTACGATTGCTGATGCTGATTATGATGAAAGGCTGGGCGATGTGTTACGTCCGCTGACCCAGGACAGGAACGGGCTGCCTTTCGGGATGGAGTTGCAGCAGGATATCCGGTCGATGCTGTCAACGGCATTTTTCCTGAACAAACTAACCCTTCCGGCGGGCGAGAAAGAAATGACCGCCTACGAGACTGGTGAGCGTATTCGTGAGTACATTCGTGAAGCCTTGCCTTTGTTTGAGCCGATGGAAATGGAATACAACGGTCAGCTTTGTAATACGACCTTTGAATTAGCAATGCGGGCAGGGATGTTTGGCCCGACCTCAGAAATACCTCAAGAACTGAGGAATCAGGAAGTTGAATTTAAGTTTGAATCCCCGTTGCACGATGCTATTGACCGGCGCAAAGGGGCGCAACTGGTGGAAACCAAGGAATTGCTGGAGCAGGTTGTCCAGCTCGATCCTACGACCGCAGCCGATCTGGACGTTCGGACTGCTTTCAGGGATGCTCTGTATGGTTTACACACCCCGTCCGAATGGATAAGACCAGAAACCGAAGCCAACCAAGTCGCCGCCAAGATGATTGCAGACAGGGAGGCTCAACAACAAGCCGCCATGATGCAGGAAGCCGGGCGGGCAGGACAGGAAATTGGCGCCGGGATGGAGGCGTTAGGTGGGCAAGCAAAGGGCTAGTAGGGCAGATTTCATCAGGGACGCAAACCCGACCCGCTGCCCGGACTACACATTAGCGGATGTAATGGCGATTAGAGCCTTGCAGACCGGCACAGCCAGTGCAGACCAGCAGAAGATGGCGCTGGACTACATTATCAACATCCTGTGTGATACTTATGGCAATCCTTGGCGAGTGGACACCAGCGCAAAAGATGTGGCTATTGGGCGTATGGCAGCCGGGCAGAACATCGTGCATATTCTTAATTCGGCCACCAGCAGTACCAGTTCCACTGAATTAGCTGCTAAAGTTGCGGCCAGACGAAGTTTTAAACAAGAGGACGAGAAATGAAACACATGAACCTGAGAATGTACGAAGCGAACCCTGATTCATTGGGAGGCGAAGGCAATGATGGCGGCGATGAGGCTGTTGAGGCTGTTGATGCCCCGGCAGCAGAAACCAACTGGCGCACAGAAATGTCCGGCGGTGATGAGGCGCTGGGCAAGCGGCTGGAACGATTTGCCAACCCGGCAGCGGCTGGTAAGGCTTTAGCTGAAGCCCAGAACAAGGTACGTGAAGGAAACCTGGCGAAACCCTTGGCGGCTGATGCGACCCCTGAAGATATAGCTGCTTACCGAGAGGCGCAGGGCATTCCTAAAGATGCCAAGGAGTATATTGATAACCTACCGGACGGGCTGGTGATTGGCGAAGATGATATGCCGATGGCGGAGAATCTGGCTGAGTTCATGCACGACCGTAATGCCAAGCCTGAAGATGTTCATGCTTTGCTTGGCTGGTACAACGAAACCCAAGAGCAGATCGCGCTTGAGACTCAGAACGAAGATTTACAGTCCACCCAAAATGCTGATGACCATTTCAGAGAGGAATGGGGTCAGGATTACCGGGCTAACGTCAATATCCTGAATACCTTTATTGAGTCTGAACTGGGTGATGCAGCCCAAGACTTGCTGGGCGGGCGTGATGCGCACGGCCATGCGCTGTTCAACAATCCGGCGGTTGTGAGCATGATGCTAAAGGTGGCACGGGAATCAAGTCCTATGTCCGCCATAGTCGGTTCGGTGCATGATGCGCCCGGACGTGGTGAGGCTCGTAAAGTTGAGATTGAAGCGCTGATGGGGAATAAAAACAGCGCTTACTGGAAGGGCGATCAGGCAGATAAGATGCAAGCGGAACTCCGCAACATCTATGACGCTGAAGCAGCCCAGAAAGCCAGAGGCAGATAGTCCGACCCCGCCCATCCGTCCCGCTTGCTGTTGCTTCGGTCAAGCGAGGGCGGTGGTCGGGCTTTCGTGTATGTTGCCCCTTCGGGGGCTTTTTTTGTACCTTAGTTGCCATTGACTTGACAAAATCCACCTAGCGGACTTATTCTATCCCCGTCCGCTTCCCTGCCTAGCAGCCCGGACACGCACTAAGTCCAAAGCAACGGCCCTGCCCGCGCTGCGCCAGCCCCGAAAGGCCACCCTGGCAAAGCCGAACCGCAGCCTCCCCAGAGCGAAGGAAGAAACTAACTTTTCTTTTATTCTGCTTGTATAGGAGGCATTCTAATGTCTACAGCAGCTTTTCAAATTCAGTACCGTCAGGAGTTTGTGAAGGGCTTCGAACAGCGTCAAAAACTGTTGCTTGGCACCGTCACGACTGAAGCCATGATTAAGGGCAATCAAGCCCGTTTTCTGGTTGCTGACTCAAATGGTGACGAAGCGGTTACTCGCGGCGTCAATGGTTTAATCCCAGCTCGCGGTGATGTTGAAACCGTATCGACTGTTACACTGGTCGAATGGCACGATCTTCGTCGCAAAACATCTTTCGATATCTTTGCTTCCCAGTCTGACCAGCGCCGAATCATGCAAATGAACTCGGCTGCTGTTATTAACCGGAAGTGCGACAAGGAAGTGATTGATGCGCTTGATGCGGCTACCGTAAGTCAGGCCACCGTAACAGCTACTTTGGCGGAGGTTCTGACCGCCAAAACTGTGTTACAGCAAAATAAGGTCCCGAACGACCAGAACCTGACAGCAATCATTTCGCCCTCATTTGAGGCCGACCTGATGATTGGTACTACCAGTGAGCTATTCGCCAGCCGCGATTACGTCACGCGCACTCCCTACCCCGGTGATGACCTTGCCTGGAAAGATGAGCCTGTGTCGTATATGTGGCTTGGCATTCAGTGGATTGTTCACCCAGACCTGACGGGTGTTGGTGCTACAACCGCGAAGTGCTATCTGTATCACAAATCGGCTGTTGGTCACGCGATCAACATGGGTGAGATTCAGTCTGTAGTTGGTTACGACGAGGAACAGGATTATTCCTATGCTCGTACCAGCGTATATACTGGCGCTCAAGTCATTCAACCTTCTGGCGTTTATCGCTGGAACCACACTGAATAAGGAGAGCTAATCATGACTTATTTAG